CACATTGCTTGTGTTATAGCCATTACATTCTCCTTATAGTTTCTGCTAAGTCTTTGTGACCCGCCTCACGTAATTGATGACATATAGTAGCACGTTCTTCTTTTTTAGCCAACTCTATATAATAACGCAAAACATTGCGAACATTATCTGCAAAACTATGCGCTTGTTGTCTAATAGGTTCGGGAGCAGTATCAGAAACAGCTACAATTTTATTTGTAGCCATCTCTGCAATTTGTTCGTTGGAATAACCTCCATTACTAGACGTTACTACTCCAACAGTGCCCGCTGTTGCTCCTATTTCTGAACTAAACATGTTTTTCTTTTCCGTTTAATTTATGTAAATCGTGTCTTCCTATTAAAATAGGTTCTATGTCCATTGGTTCAGGAGGAATATACTCAGATTGTTTTGTAATTAAAAGTCCTTCATTATTAAATGTCTGAACTAAAGGATCTTCTAATCTATGATACCCATAAAGTTTTTCATTCTCTGGTACATTTGTATCTAACAAACCAGAGTTATGAGCAACTTCAAGTTTTATTCCCCTAGATACAGCAATTGCACACCAGAACTCGCAACAGGCTCGACCCGCTTCGGCTATCTTTACGTTCTTATAACTGTAATCAATGCCATATAAGCATAGTTCTTTAGCACCGTACCATATAGCGTAAGCAATTGCGTAAGCAACGGTGTTGTTAAAGTAACAGATGTTTAATTCTTTTATTACTTCTTCTAAAGGATATTCTTCTAAATGCTTTACGCGGTCGTCAAGTTCACAAGTAATAATTGGTTTGGTGTTTTTTTCTAAAAACTCTCTTGCAATCCCTGTTTGTGTCCCAGCGTAGTCTGTGTCTAAAAACCTTGAAACAGGGTCCATCATAAATGTTTTGTCAACTTCTATTATACCACCAATAGAATTTATGCCCCAAGTCTCATCATAAGATTCCGAACATATACGAGACTTTATATAATCCGCGTAACTATTACCTAGCCCTATAATAGCTATCTTCATGTTCGTGGCCTTTCTGGAAGACCGCTACGATAAGCGTCAGAGTTCTCACGAGCCTCACCGTAGTCTTTTAATCGTACCAATGATTCATTAAACCTTTCTTGATACAAGGCCATCATGTCTGGCTCACCTTTCATAAAAATATACGCTTCAACTAAAGTTCCATACAACATAGCATTAGGAGCATTTGTGCTTAACCAGGTTGTGCCTGAGTCTGATCCAGCACTTAAACTAGCTGGCCTGTAAAAGTAATGAAGTTCTGTTGTATATGCCTCATCTGGAGTTGGAGCCAATAAAAAAGTGTTATTATCAAAGTAGGCGTAGTATATTGGCGCCCCAGTTGTCGCTGGGTTAGGAGTATACTCTTGAAGAAAGTTAACATCTTTTTGTAACAAGAAAGTCTTAGAGCTAGAAACATTAAAAGATAAACTAAAAGAAGCAAGGTAATCAGTGGGGACAGCTAAATATTGATTGTTTGCAGAAGTTGTTCCTGTTGCATTCTTTCTAAAGTATTGCAAATCTACAGCGTTTAAAATACGTTGCTCTGCTGATTCTATAAAATCTGGTAAGCTTGATACAAATGTTGTTTCTGAATTATCCGTATAATTTTGTACTGCTGTTTTTAAAGTTGCGAGTGTATAGCTCATGATGTTCCTACCGTAACTGTGCCTGTTTTACCTACACAAAAAGGGATTAATTCGTACTCTAAAGAAGTTAAATTAAAAGCAGGTAACTTAACTTCTGCGGGTATTTTATTATTAGGTGGTCTAGCGTTTTTAACAGCTTGAGGATCGGGGCCAATATTAGGAGCATTTAACTGAGGTTGTTTTGTTTCAAATTCATCAGGGCCTACTAAAGCCCCCGTCCATTCTTCTTTCATGTCATGTAAACGGTATCTAAAACCAGACCTGTCTGAAATACCCCATGTTTTTTTCCCTGCTGCGTATGCCATTATACCCTCAAATATCTAGCACTTGGTTGAAGTTTTAAAGAAACTCTTTGTTCATCTTCTTCTGCCGCTCGTAAAAACTCTTCTTCATAAATAGTTTTTAATACTTGAAGACGTTCTGGTGCACGTTTCATAGCAATGTAGTAGGCTAAACCTGCAACCATACAAGGGTAGAATCTAAAAGGCATATCCGTAGTATTAACTAAACTGTCTGCATCTTCAATACGTTGAACATAGTAGTACACTATCTGGTCTGTGGAGTTTTCTGGAACTGCCCAAAGATTAATCACAGGGGCAATCTGTCGGTTAAACCAGAACTGACTAGGCCTGCCTTGCGTAGTCTTATCTGGCAAAGTAACGTAATCGCCTCGACCAATTTGGCTTAGTATATAATCTGTGTTATCTCTACGAAGTACAACCTCCAACATACTAACAACGTCGGTTGCTAGAGTGACTTCTGCGGTGCCTTGAGTTAGTGTTACAGTACCTGATGCTACAGTCCAAAGATTTAAACCTCTATTAGCCCAGTCCGCGAACATTAAATTTAGAGAACGTCTAGCAGTTCTAGCATCATATCCAGTGCGGACTTCTAATCCGCACCTTTCATAAGCTTCTTCAATAACCTCTGCTACATCTAAATTAAAATCTCTTGAACCAGAAGTTGTCATTTAAAAAATACCTTTAAAACTTGTTCCAGATACTTGTACTCCTCCGGTTTTCATACCTTTGGGTTTAATTCTACCGCCGTTTGCCATACCCTTTGGTTTAACTTTACCGCCGTTTTTCATACCTTTAGGTTTAACTTTACCACCCATTTTCATACCCTTGGGTTTAACTTTACCACCCATTTTCATACCTTTAGGTTTAACTTTACCGCCGTTTTTCATATAGCCCATTTTATTACGCACTCCTGTAGGTAATTTAGCGAGACCTGGATTATCAACTTTCTTCATCTTTTTTTTCTCCATCGTTATACAAGTTATCAAAAATTCTATTAACGTCTAATGTATAGTCTAAGTCCGATTTTGAATAGTGTATATGTTGTGACAGCCTAAAATCGGGTGCACCTTCTCCTGTTTGAAACCATGCTGGATGTGTAACACGAACTCGATTATTAGGCAATGCAACTATATTACCCGTCCAAACTCCTGCATCTAAAAGCTGCAACACATGAGATTGTTTATGTTGTGCAGGATCATCCGCTATTTCACTTTCTGTGTAATCTACAGTAAACAAATATTTTGCTGGGAACATTTCGCCATTAATTTTTGCCAACCAAGGACAAGGCGTTGCTCTGTCAAGAACATAAACTGAGTGATGATGCGAAGAACAATCCCAAGGTTGAGCGTCATAAGTATCCATTGGTTCAGGCCATTCACTTAATGCCATATCACCAACCAATGCTGTGATAGGCATCCTAGCCCACATAGCTCCTCCATGAACCGTGTCTTCTTCTTCTCCGTCGGCTTCACTTCCGGTAAATACTAGTTGAAAACTTAAACATCTATTAGGCATTGTGGTAACAGCAATTACCATAGCATGTAAAAATTCACCTTCATACTTCTCGTGATTGTGAGTGTATTCTCGACGAACCCAACATTTAAAATAAGGAATGTTGCTTTGTAAATATGCCATTACTTTTTCTTAGACTTTCTTTTTTTTGCGACTTGTTGCTTTGACCCTCCTGGGTTTACCTTTAGGTTGACCGAGTTTTTTCTTTTGGGCGATTCTACTACTTTTTTCTGAGGCAGACATTTCTTTAGAAGTCTTAGGGGTCTTACTACTAACTCTTTTAGTAGGCCTACAATACGGAACACCACGTTTTTCTCCTTTTTTACGACCACACGGTTTACCTGTTTTAACATCTTTCCAATCCTCTTTAAACCATCTCTTTAAAGCTAAACCTTTTTTTGTTTTTCTAACAGCCATTAAAAAATTCTAGTTTCTTTACGTCTATTTTCCTTAACTTTTCCACAACCAGCCGCTATAAAACCTCCTCCTTTAAATTTTTTAGATGGACGTTTAGGATTATCAATAGCGGAAATTATTCCTCCATTTGCTTTTTTTACTTTGTTTCCCCAATTAGATGCACCAACCTTACGACATTTAGCAATGGCCCCCGAAGCATATGCCGATGGAAAAACCTTATATCTAGCCTTAACTTTTTTATAACAAGCGTCTTTTGGCATAGTCTTTCCCTTTGGAGAAGTGGAGATTTGTTTACTTATCTGTGATCGAGCTATAGTCATTAGATGTTTTTCTTTTAATAAAATCTTCCCACAAAGTTTTAATCATTTTATTGTTTTCGGAAACCTTGAAAGAAGTCACGGCACTGGTTTTATCAAGTGAAATTAAAGTGAGACACATCCAAGACATGACCCCTGTAACAAAAACTATAATAATACCAGAAACTATTTGTTTTAACATTAACGACATTTCCATCGCTTTCTAGCTTGCCTTAAACGACTATTAGGATCTTTAGCCGCCTTTGGAAACTTTTTCATTTGACCAGCAGAACGAGCGCAATATGACTTACGTCTTTTAGCATCCTTACTTCCTGGTTTAACTTTTCCTGTAACAGCCGTTTTTAATTTACTACCAGGATTCTTTTTTCTATAAGACTTAACGCCAGCTTTAGTCATTCCCGCACCACTTTTAGTGGGACGAAAATTCTTTTTATTACGCTTCGGCATTTCTCCTTTAGAAGCCATCTTAAATCCTATGCGTGGTAGAACATCATCAAATCAAATTGCGGAACAATAAATGTAACAAAGCAACCATCTTTGAACAGAACGCCCTCATCTGGCATAAACGGGTCGTCAGAGGCGTTGTCAGTTCCAATTGAACGGAACTGTATGATTTCTGTTCCCGTAACACCACCGTTTCGCAGATTTGCTTTTCCAGCGGTTCCGCCAGAATAAAAAGAAAACCCTTGCAACCGAGTACGGCCCGCAAAAATTACATCCGCTGCATTGGCGTTAATACCCGCTGACACATTACCTGCTGGATTACCAACAGCCGTAATACTCGTAATTGTCTTAAAGTAACCTGAACTTGTTGCTGTTCCAGCATTAGCACCTGTAACAGACTCAGTTAAGGCACTGCCATTTACATCTGTACCAACTACAGTAAATGATTTTGACGAATCATTACCTGCTGATAAAATTGTTACCTGTCTTCCAGAGGCGTTTGTAACGCTTCCACCAGAAGCTAAAGCACCGCCAATTGTTAGAGCCGCGTTGTTACCAACCGATGCCGCTGTTGAAATACCGTCTGCATCAAGAGCTACTTCGTCGCTAACGATGACTGCGGTTACGTCTGATCCTGCCATTTTAATCTCCTTTAAAATATAGGCGGGGCGTTAACCCCGCCAGATTAATTAACTTATCGTAGCAATAGGAGTGGATAGAGCAGTTGCCATCCAAGTGGAGTTAGTTCCGTCATCGGCAACACATGTCATTGAAACACGGGCGTTAGCCACTGTTGCGTTAGGAAAGGTTAATGTATCTCCAGCAACATCGCTAACGGCGTTTGCAGCGGTTCCTGCTACGAGTGAAAGCATACCTTGGAAATTAGAAACGGCACTTCCCGGTAAAACAAAGGTGGTCGTTACACTTCCACCAACAGCGACAGTTAGCTGAAAGTCATACGTTACGCCTACGTTGTCTGTAGACAACGCGGGAAGATTAACAATGTTGGCTGCCGCACCATTAATCAAAAACAAAGTTCCTGATTGCGCCGCTGTCAATGTCTCTGTTTTTGCACTCGCCGCGTTGAAATCCGTATTAACAGCCCGTTTGCCAGTAATTGATTCCGTTACTGCAAGAGTACCGCCAATGCTAGTGTTGTTAGAAAAGGTAGAGTTAGTTGTTACTGCACCTGTTGAGTCTGCAACGGATATATCATTAAATCCATTTTCAGAACGGACTGGTCCGTTAAATGTTGTATTAGCCATGTTATCTCCTTGTCGTGGCTAGAGTCAGTCACGGGATGTGACTGTCAAGGTGCGTTTAGATTACACTACCTTTTTGTAAAAAGAAAGGTTATTTTATTCGCTTGATTTCTCTTTAAGAACCAATCCAAATATAGCGCAGATAATACCTGCCCAAGTTAATAGTGGCATTGTAAGCAAAATACCTAAACCAACACCTACGACAGCCGCAGCTCCATAGCTTGAAGGTTCTTTTAATCTTCCTTTAATCCAATCCATAATACTATCCTTCTATAAGTTACAAAAAAGGGGCGACATAAGCCGCCCCGATTCATTCCACAGGGAGGGTGGAATTATGCCCCTGGTGATCCGAAGATACAACGAGGGTCACTAAATCCGAACGAGTAACGTTCGCGAGCTTTAAATCGCATGTTACCTGTATCGAAGTCAGCCTCCATTTTTGTTTGAAGTGCTAAACGTTCAAAGTGGATCATTCCACGAGGAGCGTCAGTCATAACAAAGAACGCATCTGTATCAGTTAGGAAGTCATTGACGGCATAGCCTTCAGGTAACATTCCCATTGAACGAATTGCGTTTGTGTCATTGTCCGCAGTTCCCACACGTAGATTAGAAACCATTAGTCTCTCTGCAACAAACTGAAGTTGACGAGGTATAACAAGTTTCATTCCACGTAGTGCAACCTTAAGACCACGTTCATCAACAAAACCAGCAATATTAATTAACGCATCTTCAAGAGAAGTTTCGTTAAGATCTGCTGCTGTGCTTGGCTCATTTGCAAAAGTGCCACCATTGGTTAGAGGGTGAGAAGCGTCACAAAGTGCTACTCCGTCTCCACCAGCAGATACTCCAGCAGCGAACGCATTGTTCAATACCGCAGCAGCTTTTACTTGCTTAGTGTGAGCCATTGATCTGGCGAGAGCACGGGTGTAACGACTTCCGAGGCGATCATAAAGATTATCCTCGATAGCTTCTTCCGTAATCGAAAATGCCAAAGCAATAGTTTCGTTGTTGTAACGAGCAGTATATGCTTCGTTAGCGTCGTCAAAGTTGACGGCTGAACCTTCTGATTTAGTTGGTGCAGCGCCAAATCCAGATAGCATAACCTCTTCCTCAAATGCACGATCTGAGGATTCAGTAGCATAAATTTCTGAATGTTGGTTCTCGTACCTGTCGTACTCCATGCCAAATAAAGCATTGAGACCAGGTTCTAGCTCTTTCGCTAGTTGTGCGCGTGATATAGCCATAGCTTAGTCTCCTATACGCCAGTCGTAGAAACAGTAGCCGCTGCAATGGAGCCAGTAGGCGCATTGAAGTGGTTGTTTATACGAACGATTAGTGGGATACCAGCAGCAGTGAAATCAGAATTATCAGGATCATCTTGGATGCCCATAATTCTTAATGCCAATGTGTTGGTGGTTGCGATTGTATTCAAATCCGCTGTTGCAGAAGATAGTCCAGAAGATGTAGATCCGCTGTTACCCGTTGCAAAAGCAATGTTTGCGAATACAGCTGCACGAATTTCCGCTTCAGTGTTCGCAGCGGCTACAACATTTGATGTAGCAATTGTGAACAGTTGATTTGGATCATCGTACAGAAAGGCTTTGACAGGGAAATCTGAATCCGCGCCAGAACCAGGCCAGTAGGGTGAAAATATTGTTGCACCAGTAGTTGAAGAAACGTACTCACAACCTCCGAAAACTCCTACAATAGAGACGTTACCACCAGCCGCAGCTTGTAGATCGTCAATAACACCCGCAGCGAGCGGTATAACCGCCATGCCTTGGAATATTGGATTAGAGTTGTCAGAAGCTATACGATATTCCGTCATCCCGGTAGAGTTGGTCGATTGACCAATTTTTCCCATCGGTCTAAGACCGAAGGAACCGTTAGAATTTGCCATAATAAGCTCCTATTTATAGCAGTTGAAATTATTCAGCGTCGCTTCCGCGGCCGCCAAAACTTACTCGACTTTGCCGACTATTAGTCATCGGCATTGAAGGATGTTGCTCCTTCATAAGGTCCTGATCTACAGCTACCATTTGATCGCGGGTCTGGGTCCCGTAATACTCAGCTCTTTCTTGGGCAGTTTCAACAGGTAAACGGCACAACATTAAGCCACCTTGTCCAATAACGCCTTGATACCGACCTTCGTCAATAGTTGGGGCTTCATAGTCTGGATATTCATCTTTACGGACGGGTTCCCATCCTTCACGGAGCTTAGAGTTAACGTTTATTTTATCCTCTTCGCCTCGCATTGCAACTCGTATCCAACGATGCACGTACCCCTCTGGTGGGGATGGTGCCTCTAGGTGACTGGGTGGTGCCCAGGGTTTTCTGCGCGTTTCTTTTTCGCGGGTTCCGCTTGCACGGGGGGTTCTGTCTGTCATATACTCAATCCTTTACATACTTTGCATATTGTTCAAGCGGAACGTTTAACCGTTTCGCCATTGCAACTTGTGAGGCCGAGAGTTTAACCGACCTGCGTCCCTGTTTTAAACTGTTGCGGCTTGCGGAAGACCCAGCAGAGGCGACCTGGTTTCCTACCGTTTTCTTAGCGGCGAATTTTTGAGGAAACTCCTCACGTATTCGTCGATCAACTTCTTTGTAATACATTTCTGATTCAGGATCAAGATTTTCTTCTTCAACCAATTTTTTATGTATACTAAAAGCCATATATGTCATAGCTTCGTCATTTCCAAACCATTCATTTTTTTCAGCCCAAGCATTTGCTTTAGGATCTACTCGCGCAGGAGCGGGTGGTTGTTGTTGAACTTGTTGTTGTATCGGTTGGCCTTGAGAAGGCTGTTGGATTTGAGCACTGTCTGAACGTTGTTTAGCAAGCCGGAGCCTCTCTTGTTCAATAGATATTTTAGAAAGTTGTTCCTGCGCCTCAAACATTTTTTCAGTATCGCCAGACTCATGCGCCTCTTGATGAAGACGTTTGGCTGCCGCTATTTGACCGTCTAACCTACTCCCATACTCTGTTAAGTATCCCTTATCTAAATTATGCATTCTAGATTTAAGTTGCTCATTCTCACTAAGAAGTTGTTGAGCCAAACGGGTGGCTTCTAACTTGTCACGTTCTTCCTTACGATATTGAGCTGTAAGTTTTTTCATACGGGCTTGAACCTTTACACCGTATTCATCTATCTCCTCTTCAGAAGACACTTCTTTTTTAACAGGCTCTTCCGTTTCTACTTCTGGTTCAGATTGTACTTCTGGTTCAGATTCAGTAACTTCTTCTTCTTCAGTATTAAGATCTTCAATTACAACCTCTACAGAGTCTTCTTCTTTTTCTACTACTGCTACTGCTTTTTCTTCTTCTGCCATGTTCTTCTCCTAGATATGTTTTATATCATCTGGTTCCAACAAAGTTGCAATTACTTCATCGTCATTAATGATGCGAACTTCACCGTCCTCAATTTTAAAACGAGAGCCAGAGTACCTACCAATACAAACCCAGTCACCCTCTTTGCACCAAGGTTTGGAGTTCTCTCCAAACTTATCTTGGTCTTTATAGGCTAAAGGTCCTACCTTAAGTACGTAACCGACAACTGTAGCAACAGCTTCTCTGTCTCGTATTTCGTCAGGGATATATAAACCACCTTGAGTTGTAGCCTTGCCTTGGTACGGCATAACTAAAACTCTCCAACCCGTAGGTTGCGGTAATCTATCAAGTAAAGATTTATCTAAAAGAGAAGGGTCCAACACCTTCTGGGTTGCGTCAACATACGCGCTATCAATGGGACTTTCTCCGCTTTTCTCAGCGGATCTTTTCTCATTTATTTTCTGCGCGACGTTGTCAGGAAGATATAATGTCTTCGTCATCGTCTACGTTAGTCTCCAGCAAGGCTTTTAATTCATTTCTAACGTAAGAGAGGCCTCGTATCTCCCCTACCATGAGTTTATATGTCTCCCAGTCTTTAGGAGAGTCAGTACAAAGTGCTTCAGATATATCATCCTCACGATCTTTGATCAACTTATACATATGCTTTGCGAACTTTACAACATCCATTATGCAAGGTCCTTATGTTTATGCTGTGACATTAAAA